AGGCTTGCCAGTGGTAGGACTGATGTCAGGATCATCAATAAATTCAAAATTTAGCTGTTTAGGTTCAACAACAGCAGTGCCTGTGGCTGGAGTGATTGGTATATCTACAGGAGGGGGCTGTTCTCCTCGTGCTAACGCAGCATCTCTATCTCGTAAAGCAGAACGAGTTACGTCATCAATGTCTCCAAGCAACTTTGCCGATGACGGATCAAATAATACGATTTCTTGATGTGGGTAGCCAGATGGAGCGTAATCAAGAATAACGCTGTCAAACCCTCTCGCAGTTACAGCATCGGTCAAAGCCTGACCTGTAAGCGGTTCTGGCAACCCCAATGCTTTCTGAACCAAATTTTGTTTTGGTGTTGAAAGGTCGCCCTCTATCCGTAATGGAGATTTTGGATTTATAGACGCTTGGATTGTTCGTGTTTTAGTGCGTCCAATGTTCGGGTCTGTTGAAAAATAAACCCCGCGCCCAAGGAACCCTTCATCCGTAGAAGTGCCTGCAAGATTTATGTCAAATGCATCAAATGCATCTTGATCTGTCCCGTGGAATACACGTACAGGCTGACCAACTCCACCTGCCCCCCTAGCAGCAGCCTGCTTTGCAGCAGAGCCTGAAGGCATTACAGCCTTCGCTCCTTTTGTAGCAGCCCTTCCAGCACCTAGTGCGCCCTTTGCACCAAGCATCGCTATGTCTGCACCAAGAACATTTGCTGCGCTCGTAGCTGTCCTTCTAGCAAGACCTCCAGCAGCAGAGCCACCACCTGTTGCTATACCTAACGCAAGTTCAGGCAGAAGTTCAAATGCACCTTTGACTCCAACATCTATTTCGTCTAGTCGTTTGCCACCGGGAAGAGGAATGCCTTGACCCGGAAGTGCGTTTAGCCTAGTTGAAGGCATGTCCGTTGCGCGCCATGCTGCTGCCTGTGCTTGAAGTTCCTTTGCTGCGTTTCCTTTTATAAGGCTTTCAAGAGTAAACAACGGGCTGGCTTGTACAAATTTAGGGAGACTTGATTGAATCCCACGCCTAGCCCTTTCTTCAGCGAGGTTACTTTCAAGACCCATAAAGTCTCCGGGGGTAACTGCACCAACTGTTGATACAGCACTAGACATACCTGTTTCTATAGCCTTACCAAGGTTCTCAAGAACAGGTGTTGTAACTGGCTGCACAAAACGTCCAACACCTAACACGCCACGACCTACTGCTCCGATCCCACGACCAAGTGTCTGGTCAAAGAAACTAGGAGAAGCTTGAGGCGGTGGAGCCATAGGAGCAGGAGCAGGCGGGGCTGCGGCAACTGGAGGCGGCGCAGGAGCGGGAGGAGGAGGCGCAGGGGCAAGAACTGCCTGTAAAGCCTCTCTGCCACCGGGGAGTCTGCGTAGCTGGTTGATAGCCAAGCGTCCTCTAGTGCCACCTTGCCTTGCTTCTTGCACAAGCCTAGCTAGCAACAAGTTGTCTTGAGGAGGAGATGCTCCAACAAAGTTTGAAAACGATTGGGTCATTAGTAATACAAGAATCTAGTGGAAGGCTTGTACCTACTTTGCTGACTGTACTGCCTTCCTAGTTGTGCGAACCGATCTGTAAATGGAAAGTCTTCAAGGAAATTAGAGAACGTCATTGTTGGTTCTCCACCACCAAGGATCTGCTCGCCAAGCTTTCCGTAAAACTCAGTCATTGCTCCTGAGTAAATATCTTCAGCCTGCTTTCTTCTATTAGAAGTATCAAGCATTCCCTTTTGACCAAGCGTTCCAAAGAATGCAGCGCGTGGTTCTTCTTCAAGAAACCCTGCGAATGTAGGATTGATTGCCATTAGAGTCCGTACCTTGATGCTGCAAAGTTGAGGAAGTTCTGAGGAGCAGTACCTGCTGCCGAAGCATCCTGCCTTGCAAGAACATAATCAGAGAAGAGATCGTCTTCTGTTGGGCGACGGAATGCACTGCTTACAAGCCCTGAGTATTTTCCTCTTTGGGCTGCTGCAAGAAGGTTTCTGGCATCCCTTGTATTCGCTGCTTGTTCTGGATTGAATACACCCTCAAGCCCTACTGGAACCTGACTTCCCCCAAGTCCTCTTAGGTAGCCCACATCCTGCAAGGCTTGACCGTAAGTACCACTAAGACCGGAAGGTTGATTTCGTGTAGTTCTAAGGAAGTCTTCAAATGAAACTTGAGGAGCAACGCCACCTGCTTGCTCTCTTCCCATATTTGCAAAACTTGCTGCCCTGTACGCATTGGTCAGGGGAAAGGTTTGGCGTTGTAAATAACTGGCTAAAGGACCGACACCCGTTGCTGCATCACCATACACATTTTTAAAAGCTAGCCTTTGACCTGCTGCTGTTAGATATCCTTGCGGGTCGTTTATCAATTCTTGGCTAGACAACACAGGGAACGACCCTGCTGCTGCTGGTGGAGGTTCGGGTCCAAACACAGGAGGGGGAGGCACAACAGGAAGCGTCTGATCGTAAGGTCCTGCTTGATCTGGACCTAGCTGACCTGTTCCTAGTGCATTAGGATCAACGGTTTCTCCATAGAAAGGATCTATGTCTGTACCAAAACCTTTGGTTGTAAAGGTTGGAAGATCAGTATCACGCCCGACATCTTTGCCAACATCGTAAAGGGCTTCCGCATCAGCACCAGCATCAAATTGTTTAGCCTGTTCCGCAGAATAAAAATTCTGAACCTCTTGGTGGCTACCTAAATTATTGTTTCTAATATCATCTTTTTGTTTTTCACTGTAAGAGTTGAAGCCATCAGGGTTGCTTGCCCATGCGTCCGGTATCTGTCCCGTTACGTCTGCTTCTCTAGCACCTAGAACTTCATCTGCAAGGCTACCCCATGTAGCTTTGAAAGCGTCATCGGCTAGCAGTTTTCCATCAATCAAACCACCATCAATACTTCTATTCCAAGCATTTCCTCCTCTTGGAGTGCTGGAGTAATAGTTACGTGCCTGTTGCAACATATTACTGACAGAGCGATCTAGATTATCTCTGCCACCTAGTTCTGCAATTTTTCGTATTGCATCTTCTATTTCTTCTCTGCCTATTTTTTGATCTACTGTACCTACTTTTCTGGAAGCATTTCGCCACATATCAACAGGCAGGTTTACACTGACATTACCCTTTGCGTCGTAAGAAAGGGTTATGTCTTGAAGCTTGGCATCCCACGAGCGTACTGGATCATTAAGAAGCGAAGCTTGCTTTTTTCTTTCTTGCTCTTCATCGAATTTTTCTTGTGATTCACGCGCTGCTCTTTCCGCATCTAGCCTGTCCAGCTCGTCTTGATCTATTGTTGCGTTAGTGAATGCTTGACTGTTTGCGAAATCAAGTTGGTTACGCAGGTCGGCACTAACAGGATTTGGAATTACTGGTAAATCAGGATCGAATGTTTCTCCGTACATTCCTGAATAAACTCCGGGGGCTGCGTCGTAACCTACTGGGCTTGCGCCGCCATTTAGCCTATTGCTATCAAAGCCAGCCCCTCCAAGCGGGGCGTATGCTGCTGGGTCAATCCCCCCTAAATTCCCAACCGAAAAGTTAGAGCCGGGCTTGAATGTACTATATGCACCACCAGTCGGATCGTAATTAGGATCAATAGAAGCCACCATCGACGTAAACGATTTATCATCTGGGCGAGGAGCAGAACTGTAATAGCCTTCTATATTGGAGGGGTCTGTTCCAAATGCAGAAGAAGCACCTGAAGATACTTCTCTGGCAGAAGTGCGGTCTTCTTGGGCTGGTGTCATTTTGGGAGTCAGATTTTGATTAGCACTAAGTGGTTGTAAACCGCCTGATAAAACACTTTCTAACCCCGGAGCAATAAATTGAACAGATATTGCAGCAGCAGGAATACCAGCCGTTATAGCAGCAAGTCTTATTGCTTCTGATTCACTATTGGCTTCAACATATTTATTGCCTAAATCAAGACCCCACGCCCTAGAATACGAAGGAACACTAGAATCTACTACATACTTTGCCATTACATATTCCCTAGAGGATTAACTCTTGGTCCCGCTCCTCCCGGTGTACCCGGTGGAGCCTGCTGTGGATCGCCAGTCCGTTGAAAGCCTTGCATCTGAGAAGATATTATGCCACCTGATACGTCCATGGGGCTTCTTCCCGTACCACTCGGATTAGGATTTGGGGCTTGAGGCTGTGGGGTAGCACCCTGACCAGCCTGCGGAGGAGTCATACCAATAGAACTTAGTAACTGCTGGAACTGTAAGTCTTGGGCAGTCTCTTCTTGTTGGTCTTGTTTCAATGTCTTTCGTAGAAGATCTACATAAATCAGGGCTTTTTCTTGCTCGCCCGTTTGCATTAGACCTTCGATCAACGTAAGCAACAATGCCTTTGGCTCTGTTACTTGTGCTTGCTGTGCCGAAATTGAATTACGGAACTGGTCTACATCATTGATCTGTAAGACATTCTCCCAAATCCACTCGTCCGGTGCAAGAGGCTTCTGACCTTCACGCATCATCTGTGCCATTGTGATTAGCTGCGGTTCGTCTTGTGGCATACGCACACCGAACTTGATATCAATCGCACCTGAACCTTCAAGATCAGCAGGCTTTATTTCTTCGTTGAAGTAGCTGGCAATATCGTTATGGCGACCTCTTACCTCAAGCGGGTTATAGCCACCAGCTTCGTACTGCATTGAAATGATTTCAGAGATCTGTTTATAGCAGGCAGTCATGCCTTTTACTCTGGGTTCGATCTGGTGGGCAGAGCCTTCCTGCAATATCTTGGCTGCAAAGCCTGAGATAGCAAAGGGAAGTTCACCGTAGCTTACGTTCGATAAACCACCACGCTGCAACTCACCTGATACCAAGCCAACAAATGCTCCCGTATCAAGAGGCATTGTGACTTCTTCCATCAAACGAATATCTGTTCCTGCTGGCAATGGAACCTCTGACCCATCCTGCCACGGATCAGTGTCAAGAGTTGTAGTTCCATCCGGGGAAACAATCTTGTATGGTCGCCTTACAGCGCGCCGTACAAGTGTCTTATATGCACTCATAGCGAAGTTGTAATCTTCGTAAAGAATCCGGTTGGCAGAGAATATCGACTCACCGTAATCTCTTGCGGTGTCATCACCCGATAGATCGTCCTGTACCCAAGGGGCTGGACCAACTGCGCCAAGGAATACTGGAGCGCATGGGTTGCCGTTTACATCAGTGACATTGTGTTTTGTAAGGCGT